TCTCTGGTATAGATTTTAATAACCCTGAAATATCTTTTATATATAATATATTGAAAGAGGTTAATCAAGATGTCCAGAATGAGGGTTGGACTTTTAATCTTGAATATCATATAAAAGAAAATGTAAATACAACAGATAATAAAATTATAATTGAATCAGATGTTATTCGTATAGATAATACAGATGAGTGGGATAGAACCCGTGACTTTGTAAGACGAAAAGATTCTGATGGTATCTGGAAATTATATGATAGAGTAAACCATACATTTGAATATCCAGATGATGATCATTTCTATGTAAATAAAGTAAGACTATTAGAATTTGAAGATATACCTTCTGTATTCCAAAGGTATATAATATACAAAGCATCAGGTAGAGCAGCTGTACAGTTAGTATCTAACCAGCAACTACAACAGATGTTATCAACATATGAGCTGCAGTCTAGAGCTGCATGTATGGAATACGAATGTAACCAAGGAGATCACTCATTCTTTGGTTGGCCAGATGAGTCAGCTTATCAACCTTACAAACCTTATCAAATGCTAAGAAGATAATGGCTAGTGTCACGCAAAAAATACCTAACTATGTGCTAGGTATATCGAATCAACCAGACGAAAATAAATTCCCAGGGCAAGTTAGAGACTTGGTTAATGGATTACCTGATGTGGTAGAACAATTAATTAAACGTCCTGGTAGTTCTTTAGTTACTGCAATTACACCTTCCACCGCAGCCAATTCTAAATGGTTTACTATTTATACAAGAGACGATGAATCATACATTGGACAAGTTGCTGCAGATGGAGGTGTTAAAATATGGAGATGTAGTGACGGTGTTGAAATACCCGTGGATTATGCAAATATTGCTGGTTCAGGTGTTGCGACTTATTTAGATAACACTGCATTATCAGATGAAAAGTCTTCAGATATACAGGCGTTAACAATTAATGAAACTACCTTCTTTGTTAACAGACGTAAGACTGTTGAGATGAAAAGAGATGCAGCATCTAAGTCTCCTACTCAACCATTTGAAGCTTATATACAACTTGATAGTATAGCGTATGGTAAACAATATGCTTTAGATATATACGATCCTACTGATAACTCAACAGTTTCATATCCACGTGCAACAGCTATTGTAGTAGATGAAGATGTCTCTTTAGATGGTACTAGTTCTACAGGTACTAATGAACCAGGTAATGGAGACTGTGACGGGGCTGGTAGAGAATATGTAACAGTTAATACAGGTACAGCTATTGGTTCTACTTCACCTCCTAATGGAGGTTCAGGTGGTAAGAGTAATCTTAGATATGAGATGGATGTCAGATGTACTCCTCAAGTTGATACAGGTCACAGTGATTCAGAAGCTATAGATAATTATCATGATGCATATAACCCATATGCTAAGTTACAATTTGGTGGAGAAGGTTGGACAACAAATGATACACACCAACATACTTCTCAAAAAGGATTAACAACTACTGTAACTATTAAGAACCATGTAACAGTAACATCAAGAGCTAATATAGCTATGGTACGTCCACAAGCTACATCCTCTAATGCTGAAGAACATGTGTCAGCAGCTGGTATATTAGGACAAATTAAATCTACATTAGATGCTATTAGTGGTACAGGTATTACATGTACTATTGTAGGTAATGGTATACATTTATATCGTGCTACAAAGTTTGGTGTAACAACACCTGAGAAAACTTTGTTAAGTATTACTACTAGTGAAACAAATTCTGTAGCAGATCTACCAACTTCATGTCGTCATGGTTATGTAGTTCGTGTTGTTAATAGTGAAGAGAATCAAGATGATTATTTCCTTAAATTTAGTGCTGAAGGTATAGCAGAGAATATAAGTCAAACTGGTACTTACGCTAGATCTGGAACTACTATCACTGTAACCGCTGCAAGTCATGGTCTTTCAAATGGAGATCAAATCATATTAGATATAACTAGCGGTGGAGCGACAGATGGATACTACACCATTGCTAACGTAACAACTAATACATTTACTGTTACAGATTCAGCTTCTGGTACTGTTAGTGCTGGAGCTACATGTAACTTTACACCAGCTCGCTTCGGAGAGGGTGTATGGGAAGAGGTAGTGGAGCCTAATAAGGATATAGAAATAGATAACACAACAATGCCTCTAGCCCTTACTAGAGTGCTTCCAGGTACATTCTCTATTAATGGTGGTAGTTCAACTACTTATTCTAATGGAGCATTTAGATTCTCTTATCCTGATTGGGGTAAACGGGACTGTGGTGATGACGTTACGAATTCAGAACCTTCATTCATAGGTCAGACTATTCAAAAGATGGTCTTCTTTAGGAATAGGATATGCCTGTTAAGTGCTGAAAATATAATCTTATCTAGAGTTAATGACTTCTATAATTTTTGGGTAAAAACTGCAATGGCAATTTCCAATGCAGACCCTATTGATTTACAGTCTAGCTCAACCTATCCTACAAAATTATATGATGCTGTAGAACAAGCTGGTGGATTAGTTATCTTTAGTGCTAGTGAACAGTTCTTATTAAGTTCAGGTGCCGAGGCTCTCTTGACTCCTGAGACTGCAAAGATCAGTTACCTATCATCTTATGCATTTAACTCTGATACGAGTCCAATTGAATTAGGTGTTACGGTAGGATTCTTAAATAGTACAGCTAAATATACAAGATTTTATGAGATGGCAGCTGTATCTCAGAGAGAAGAACCTACACTTGTAGAACAAAGTAAAGGTATATATAATCTATTCCCTCAAAATACCAGTATGATTACTGGATCTACGGAGAATAATTTAGTTTTATTTGGTATAGATAGTACATTACATACAGCATCTAATGAAGTATGGGGTTATAAATTTTATATACAAGAAGGTAGAAGATCTCAATCTGCATGGTTTAGATGGTTATTACCTAATAATGTAGTATTCCATACTATTATAGATGACGTATATTATGTCGTTCTTAATACTGGCTCTACATTTACCTTAGAAAAATTTGATATAAAAATTAAATCTGATACTTTAATGATAGGTGATTACCCTGAAGATAATAGGGTACACTTAGATACAAAGAAAACAGTTGCATCAGGAGATTTAACATATGTTAGTTCAACTGATACTACTACATTTACATTAGGTGCAGGATATTATAGCTCTCAAAACTTATCAGCATATTGTATAACAGACAGTGATGCATTAGGTAAGAGCTATGATATACCAGCATCAGCTATTACAGGTACAGCTCCTAATCAAACAGTTACATTACCAGGTAATTGGAAGACTTCTACAGAAGCTGGGGCCTCTACAACTTCAGTTAATACAGATGTTATCATAGGATATGAATATGAATTTGAAGTTGAGTTACCTACTATATACATGAGAAGACCAGAAGGAGATAAAATGTCTTCTGAGACACGTGGTTCTTTAGTATTACATAGGCTAAACTTTGACTTTGGAGATGTAGGAGTTATAGATGTAACCTTAAAACGTAAAGGTAGAACAGATTATACATATACAGTTGAATCAAAAGAGTGGGATAGTGTATTAGCTAGTACACCTGCCATTGCAAGTAGCTATCTACATACTATACCAGTCTATGATAGAAATACAAATTTAACAGTACAAATTAAATCTAATCATCCTTCACCAGCCACGATACATTCAATGAATTGGGAGGGAGATTACTCACCCAAATACTACCAACGTGTCTAAATACATTCACCCAATTACAATGGAAGCTGCTGTTCATGTAGCTTCTAATCTTCGTTCAGATGATTATAGAGAAGTGTTTGAGGGCCACGGTCACTTTCCACTTCTCTTTATACCTATGAATGCTTTTCACGGGGAAACCGTGTATTTCACTAATGCAGACGGCAAGATTGCCGGACTAGCAGGAGTAGAAAGTGATGGGAAAATATGGATGTTATGTACAGATGTCATTCATGAAGCCCCTATTCTATTTGCTAGACAAGCAAAAAAATGGATAGAAAGCAGAGAAGAGAAACTCCTTTGGAACATTGTAGATAAACGGAATACCGCTCATCTAAAACTTCTAAAGTTTCTGGGATGTAAATTCTTACGGGAATTTCAACATGGTCCCAACAATATAACCTTTATAGAATTTTGCCGTGTGCGAACCAACAGCGATAGCAGCAGTAGCAGGAGTAGGCCAATCCGTTCTAGGCTACCAAGCTGAAAAAGAGGGTGTAAAAGCCCGTAATAGAGCTAAGCTAAAAAACTTTGAAAGACAAAATGTACAGTATTTAACTGACGCTATGTTAGCAAATGCTCAGTACAAACAAGATCAATTATTAGAAGATGTAAAGCAAGATCAAATCTACATGGCCATGATCGATCAATGGAGAGAGAATGATATGCAGTTAGATAAGATCTTTGCTCAGGGTAGCTTTAAGATGGAAAGAGCTATACGTGAAATGTACGAGAATGATTATGCAGGTACTCAAACAGGAGCTACGGCTGCTAGATTAGCTGCTAAACCAGTGAAAGAAATGGGCTTTAAGAAAGCTGAATATGTACATGAAATGTTAATGGCTGAGAAATCTAAAGAGTTTTCAGATGATAGAGCTAGAAATAAATCAATGTGGGATAGTTGGGATATGTATGAGAAGGTACGTTATGCACCTATACATGGACCTACTCCTTATGCACCAACATTAGAAGCGAATCCAAGTCCAGCTGGTATGTTACTAGGTATAGTAGGTGGTATAGCAGGAGCTGCTGGAAGTGGCGGAGGATCAGATTGGTCTTCTGGAAATGCCGTTGGGGAAGCTGGGAATACAAGAAATACATGGGCTTGGAATTCTTCTAATCCTTCTTACCATGAGATAGGCTAATGAGTTACGAACAAAATATCCAGAGGTTATCCAGTACCTCTCG